TTATGTTAATACTACCCTCTTTCCAAGGGTTAGCCATACCGGGCGCAACAGCAGAATTAGGCGTAGGTTTGGCACCCATTCCTGCAGCACTACTGGGCTTAAAATGATGCTCAAATCCTGATCCTGGATTCTTAAGATTACTTAAGTAGGTGTTAATGTCCTGTTTAACACCTTTGTCCAAGATTGAGACGCTTCCGTCATCACCACGGTGCAGATTGTTCTGCAGAAGAAGCAACATTTGCTCCGCGTTGATTGCACCAGCTTGACTGATGGCTGCCAAAGCACTCGTGCGGGTAGTTGCAGCCTCGTTTGATGCACGCAGATCTTCAAGCTGGCGCTGAAGATCGCTAATTTGCGTGTCCTTTTCTTGGGCAGTTTTGTTGGCCTCTTCCCACAGGTCTTTCCATTGGCCTTGGTCTTCCAGCGTTTTCTTGCGCTGGTCGTCCTGCTTTTTGTAGACCTCGTCAAGCTTGGTCTTGATGCCTTGGAAACGTTCCTCGGCTTCGCTTGCTTGGGCCTTCAACGCAGAAAGTTGTGCCTCATAGTCCGCTTTTACTGCGGCGATGGGGTCGGGAGCGCTGGTCTCTGCAGCCACGGGCTGCTCAGGCTGCGCCACGGGCGCGTCCTGGATTACTTGCTCTTCCATTGTCAGAAGTCAAAAGGTGAAGGGGCAGTTTCGCCTGCAGGTTTTACTGCGGGCTTGCGTTTACGGGTAGGCTTGCAAACCGGCGGCTCCGGCTGTGCTTCACGCAACTCGATCAGTTCCCATTTGTAGGAACCGTCAGGCTGCTGGACACGATCCAGGGATTTGCCCATTGGCTTCTTATTTGCTACTTGCGTATTCTACTGCGCTACTTCAGTGTCTTCTTCGGTAGATTCGGGCTCGATTACTTCCTCGATCTCCTCGCCTTCGGTTGCGGTAGGCAGAATCTCGCCCTGAACCAGAATCTGGCGGAATTCGTCGCGGCCCAGTACGCCTTGATCGAACAGGCTGGTTAGTGCGGTGATGTCTTGGCCGATCAGTCGCTCGATGTTGAAGTCACGGCTTAGTTGCACTTCAGGTGGTTCGATGCCGACATAGCTTGCGGCAATGTTGAAGCACCGCTGCAAAGATTGCTCTAAGTCCATTGAAACTGAGGACAGCATTGAGTTTGTGTCGATGCGGTCCAAACGGCGGGCGTCGGCTGACTCAGCCACAAACTTTTGCTGGCTTAAAGTGCTGATGCCAAGAGTGGCCATCTGCATCTGAAGCTCTTTGATCTCTGCTGACTGCGCTTCAAATGCGCTGGCCGCAGGCTCCACGTAGTAAATCTTGTTGCCTGGTGCAGTCGCCATCGCATAATTGACGCTCACCGCTGTGTCCTTGGTTTGGTCGTCCCAGCCTTCCATCACCAAAATTGGTTGGGATGCAATGTGCAGGCTGTGGATTAGGTCGGCTTGGCGCTGAAAATGAGCCAGGTTTAGGTATGCGATGTCGAGTAGGGGCGGCTTGCTGGTAAGCGTGTCCACTTTGTCGGCATAGGTTGTGACTAGCGGAATCTCGCCAAGGCTGAATTGGCCGGACTCGACGAGTTCATAGTCGGATGTAGTGTCGGTAGCGTCGAAAGCATTTGGGTAAGGGAAGCCGCCGGACATCGCTTTGGATGCCTCTACTTGACGGAAAACGCGGTAACGACCGGGCTCGATAACGCGGATTTGGTCGTAGACTTTCTCGCCAAATTCACCGTCAGGGACGACTGCCTTTTCCTTGATTCGCACTTGAACTAAATCCCCGTAGTTCACCTCGCGGTCCAGTCGCCAACCGTAAATGTTGGTGGGGTCGATCTCGATCCAGTAGGGGCGGCGGTTTAGTTCGCGCTCTTCGGCAAGGCTGCGGGCTTCCGTTGGTGCCGGAAAATCAACAAGTGTATGGCAGTGACCGTAGGTGAGTGAGCAGGTCAGCATTCGACGGGCGTACTCGTCCAAATCTGATCCGCTGCCATCCACATTCTTAGCGAATACGTCCGTCCAGTAAGGATCGCCAACCAAGCTAATTGGCTTGCGCAAAATGAGACCGGCGGCGGCTCGTACCAGTCGCTGGGTAAAGGGGGAGAATACGGCGCGGTTGACTCGGGCAAGATATGCGGTGTAGTCCTCGCGTGGTTCGATTGGTAAAAAAGTTTCGCTGTTCTCGCGTAAATACTCGGTGCCGAGGGTGACCGCTTTCATGATCTCCCAGCCCTTCATCATGTCCAGCACCGCTTGGGTGCGGCTGAACGGGCTGTCCGTACCAGCGATTGTGCTGGAACTGACCAGATGTGTGCGGATTTGGCCGGGGACCGAATACGTCATTTAGATCACCATTTCACGCGGTTTGCCCAGTAGGCGGCAGACATCTTGCCCTTTTTGATGTTAGCTGCGTGGCGGGCTTTCCACGCTTTGTTGCGTGCCGTCCCATCCGGGCTGCCTTGGACGCCCTGCTGGCCGAAACGGATCAGTTTTACTTGGTCGCCGTCCTTTGCCAAAACGGCATGACTCTTGCTCGGGTGGTTTGGGGTGCGCTTGGGCTTGTTGTAGCCCGAAAATTTTTCGCCTCGGTATTCAATCATCGTCTTCGTCCTCGACTTCAATCATCACTTCGATGCCTGAAGCAAGACGGGTCATCAATGCCCCAAAGTCAACGGGGTCTTGGGGAGTCATGAACGCAAAGCTTGCGCCGGTTGTACGTGACTCGGCGTCAACCTCTAGGTGTGTGCAGAAACCAGGAACGATGCGAGTGCCCATTAGCCGTTAAAAGTGACTGCGATGTGCGGGGTGACGCTCGGTGTTCCAGATGAAATGGAATCGAGGCGGACGCGGATGGTTGAAGTGCATTTGCCGCTGTAATAATAGACGTACTCGCCGTCGGAATTGATGGTTTTGCTGGTATCGATCTCGTACCAGCTAGTGCCGCCGTTGAAGCTCGCCTCGAAGGCAAGGGTGAAATTTGCGCCCCCAGTTGCTTCGATAGCAAATGTGAACTCCGAAGCGTGTGCGTGAACGCGCATTTCGTCGTTCACGGTGGTCATTGTGCCACCTGTGTACTCGATGACGTTGGTAAAACGTTTTGTGTCAACTACATTTACGATTGCCATTACTTCTTACCTCGCTTTGGCCTCTTTTTAGCGGTTTTGGCCGCTTCTTTGAAGTTTTTGGCCGTTGGTGCGCCCTTTGAACCGGGTTTCCGCATTTTTTCGCCCGATCCAGCCTCGATGCGCTTACGCTTTGCGTTGATATTCGCGTAGAGACCGCGTTTTGGCATGGATTTGGCGGCGGTTAGTCCAATTTTACTTCTTTTTTGTGCCCTTGGACTTGGGCTTTTTCTTACCGCCATGGCCATAGTGTCCGGGCATTGATTTACTCCTCTTCGGGGACTTGTTCTGATTCTACTTCGGCTACATCTACTTCGATTGGGGTCTCCATTGCAGGGGCATTTGATGCCGGTAATTGGGCAGTAGGGGCTTTTGGCTCGATTTGGATGTTTAGTGATGGCACGTTGACCGAAACTTGCTCGGGAGTGCTCTCGCCCACCACGCGGCCCAGCGAATCCAAAATTTGGCTGGCTGTTTGCAGTTGGCCGCGTTTTACGGCGGTGTGGAAAAGGTCCATTCGCATCGCTTGGATGCGGGCCATCATGCTTTCGCGGTCCTTTTTCCAGTCTTCGTCGATCCAAGCAAGGACTTGGTTCCAATCGCGGTATGCGGTGGTCATACTGATGCCCTCGCGTTTCATGTGCTCTGCCACCATTTGGCGGGCACTTTTGCCTTCTAGTTGGTGTTTATAGAGGCGGCGGCAGCGGGCTTCAATGACGTGCCGGGGGCTGCACGTCCTGTGCTTTTTTACGAGGGGTTTGTTGTTGTTATCGCGGTATTCAGCGTAGGGAAACGGCTCATCCGACATGGCTTTCTGTACTTTAATAAAGCCTATAGGATGTTTTGCCCATTAAACCAGCCCTCGCCAGATTAAATTGCTGCAGGCATAGATAGCCGAAGGCGTCGAAGGCGTGGTCAACGCCTAAGTTCTTGTTTGGGAGGCCCGTTCCAGGGCTGTAGGTGAGGGTGCGGAATGACTTGATTAGTTCGGTGCAGCGCGGGTGGATGTAACAGCGTTGGGTGCTGGTGGCGTCTAAAAGGGCGGTGTTGACGGCAGTGATTTTGTCGCGCACTTTCCAAGGGTTGCGTGGGGCGCATACTGCCATACCGCAGCGGCGCAGAATTGCGTGGTCGGTCGCTCCAACGCCTTGGGTTTTGCGGGCGGATCCGGTTGGGTCCGGGCACGCTTTGATGGGACGGTCCAGGCCGTAGCGGCGGTGGACTTCCTCGCAGAAGTCCCAGGTGGTTGCGCCGCCGCGCAGCATGATCTCGTCGAAAATGTAGAGCGTGTCGTCCTTTTTTATGCCGCAAACTGCGCTGAGCGGGTCCACGTTGAAGTCCACGCCGATAAGTAACGGGTGGCCGGGGATGTCCTTTGCTTCCGCAGAGATGTTTGCGTCGGAAAATGAGACGGCAACGAGACCAGAGAGGTTTTCAAAGCTGGCCTCGAACTCTTGGCGGAAAGTTCGTGCGTCCAGTTGGGCGCGGGCTGCTTCGACTTCCTCTGGTGGGACGTTGCCACCCTCAATTGTAGTAAAGCTCCAGCGCTTCCAGTTGGTGTCCCCTGTAATGCAGTATTGCCAAAGTTCGTAGAACCAGCTCGCCGTTCCATCGGGGGTTGAAATGAAGAGGCCCCAGCCCTGTTTGTCGGCTAAGGCGGGGCGGATGACCTCGAACCAGACGCTGGCGTCCATGAAGGCGGCTTCGTCGAGGACCACGCCGGCCAAACTGCGGCCTCGGAGGGCCATTGCGTTTTCGGTGCCCTTTAGTTCGATCGTGGAGCCGTTGACAAGCTCCAGCTTGAGGTCGGTTTCGTT